TCGTAGTCTTCCTGGCGTGCCTTCAAGCAGCGCTGGATCATGCGGAAGGTGGCGTCGATAGAGTCAGCGTCCACGATTCCAAAGTGGGAATCCGGATCAACACCACACTCCGCTGCTCTCTCCTCATCCCATGACTTCTCCGTGTCGATGAACCACGCGCTACCTCCTACACGCTGGGCCTCAGCGATAGCATGGTAAGCCATAGTCGTCTTGCCACAGTGCTCAAACCCATACAGTTCGATGCACCGACCAGCAGGCCAGCCCGGTCTACCGATGTGTAAGTCTAGCTCAGGGAGGCCCGTCCGGATTCCCCAAGGGATGTAGCTCTTGATGCTAATGTCGCCTGCCTTGTGGACGGAGGCGTTTGCTTCCTTATCTTTAGCAGTAGCCTTGGCCACTGCCTTATACATGTCGTCGAAATTACTCATCTTACCTCCGTGTACCACCATACAAAAGTTACAAGACCTAAGAACCCTAGTGCTAACAGAAGCGCACTCATCTATTAAACCTCTTCCAGTTGAACCGTTGGTACTCGTTGTCGTCCATGTTATGAGGGTTAGCTTCCAGCTTCTTCTGCCTAAGGTGGTCACGCCAAACACTGACTATCATACATCCGATGAACAACGGGAAGATCAGGAAGATCCACCCTGGACTTTGACTAGCTATCCATGTCATGATCTCGTTCATAGTAACACCTTCCAAACAAGGAGGCCAAGTGTTACTGCACTGATTAACAACGCAGCTCCACTGACAAGCAGGTTCCCAATACCTACATAGAGTCGATACCTTCCTTGGTCAACCTTGTCTTCTTTATCCTTCTTCATGATACCTCCGTAGGACAGGAGGCACTAGCCGGGAGTCGAGGATACTACTGCTGCCGCAGGTTCTCATGGACTCCAAGGCTAGTGCCATACTAATTAGTCACCTGATTCCGGAACGTCTTCACTCAGTGCCTTCTCCAGATCCTCATATGAGAGAGCTGGATACACGGAGGTAAGATCCGTCGGGGTTCCAAATTCGTACCCTGCGGCTGCTACCTTGTCGATGATGTTGCTTCGACTAGGTACGCCCATCACGTTGTACTCTGTCTTGTATCTACCTTGACCCTTCCGCTCAATGCGGAAGTCGATACCGGACTGGAGGTTAGAGATGTCTCCCCAATCACCGGCCGGATCATTGTCGTACTCCATCAGCTGCTTGTACACCTTGACACCTGACTTGATGACAAAGATCCCATCCTTCAATTCCTTAGAATCCGGGGATGAGTAGACGTATGCGTTGTACAGGAAGGCTGGCTTAGAATACAGCCGCTTCGCTGCCTTCAAGTTAGCATCGCCCTTCGCTTCATACAGTACCGTGCCCTCCTCACAGATGGGACAATCACTCCCATCCACTGACTTGGGACAGGTGTAGGTTCGGTACTTACCCCCCGGCCTAAGTCCATGCTCTTGATAAGCACGGAACCATGACGGCGCACTCACATGGGGTGGAAGAATACGACAGTGAGTAACACCTGTCTTCAGGAACAGCACGGTCCCTTGATCTCCTCCCATCTTCTGAGATGCTACGTATGCATCACGTACAAAGTCCGGGTCGTTCTGTCCAAATCCTTCGGGTAGTCCATTGTCTGACATTCGTTCTCCTTTACATTATCGCCGCGCTTGACGAATCGGTTGTATCTCTATTATAGCTTTTTTCTCTGGTCCGTGCAACCTAAGTGAGGGGGCTGTTCATGACCCGGATCTCTTCCTTCTGCTTGTAGCAGATGGCGATAGCCAAGGATGCCTTCTCTCGCAGGGCCCTGTAGAACCCATCGAGCTTCTTGTGCTGGGCATCAGCGGTCCAGTACTTAGCCCTTGTCTCCTGAACCTCCCCGTTCAGGGTTACTTGTTCACGGATACCCCCTTCTGTGATCTTCTCACCTGTAGATTGAGCATACTTCCTGCATGCTTGTGAGGCAACCGCTTCTGACACCTCCATCCGTTGCTTGTACCTTGCTGCCTGAGCATACAACTCAGCGCTCAGCTCGGCGTAGTACGCAATGACACGGGGCATAGCACACATATCCTGATCCAGTGTCTCATCGCTCAGGCCCATGTCTGCATCGACATCAAGCTTGATCTCTTGCTCCACCCAATCCTTACCTTCCAAATGTTCTAGCGTTATTGATATCATTCTATTCTCCTACGTTGCATTCAACTCTGCTTCCGACCAACTGTTACCCACGCCCACCTTCATGGTGAACTGGAAGTCATCTAGCTGTGGTACCGGAAGGTTAGAGATCTCTCTAATCTTAGGTACGAACCAGTCAACGTGCTCATCCTTCACCTCCCATGCCCCGGAGTCATGCACTGTCAGGATAAGGAAGGCTTCTTCGTCTGTCAGGACACCCGCCTCTATCTGCTCCATGAGGTAGTCATCCACTGCGTTGAGGCACCGCACCGTGACTGAGTTGGCTGGTGACTGGATGCTACCATTCACAGCCTGCCGCTCAGCGTTGGCCCTTGCCCACTCATTGCCTGAGTTCATCGTGGTACCCATGTGCTTGATCCTCCCGAAGGGGGTAACAAGGGTACCGGCGTTGGCTGAGATCTCAGCCACCGTAGTCTTGAAGTACTCAGCCGCAGCAGGGAACCTTGCGTCCAAGGATGCATACCCTCGGGCCACCATCTCCTGTGTCACGGGATGCGTCTTGCCATCCAAGTCCTGCCATGTCTCCTTCATGAGGGACTTACCCTCCACCGCACCATAGATACGACTGAAGTTAACAGGCTTAGCTAGGTTGCGGTTGTGGTCGTTCACCTGATCGTCTTCCATCTCAAGGAAGGCAGCGGCGGTAGCCCTATGAATGTCCTGGCCTGACCGGAAGACCTCCAGCATGTTCTTGTCTCCGGAGCAGATGGCTAGCGTCACCAATTCAATCTGGCTAAAGTCACCGTACACCACCTTATACCCTTGGTTGGCGATGAACATATCCCTGAGGTTACCTAGCCCCTTGGCGATACGGTCATGATCCAGGCGTGGGATCTGATGGAGGAATGGCACAGCCACCCGACCATTCACAGTACCGTGGATCATCACCCCTATCCTAGCCCTCCCATCACCCTTAGTCAGTAGCTTAGCATTGTTCATATATGTACCGACCAGTTTCGTAAGTGACCGGAACCGCATGATATCTGCCACAAGGGGTAGCTTGTCAACTAGCTTCAACAGCCTTGCCTTATCTGTACAGTAACCCTTCGCCTTACGCTTATCCTCGATGTCCCTCCCGAACCCAGCATCCTGTATGGCTTGGGCTACCTCATTGTGAGCATCAGGGTTAAACTCAGGCCACGTCTGATCCTTGAGGCTAACAAGCAAGGCGTCCCTTTCCTTAGAGAACTCCTCAGTCAGAGCATCAATCACATCGGGGCACAACCGGACACCATACCACTCAGCCCTGAGCAGGGTGCGGATGAAGGGGTGTACCTCCTCCAGATACAGCTTCCACAGCTCTTCATTCTCCTTCAGTCGGGGGTAGTACCGGCAGAACAAACGGTATGTGTTCTCCGCATCCTTGCTACCATACAGCCACATCATGAGGTCAGGCACATAGTCATATGTATTCTTCAGTACCTTGCCATGACCCGTGATCTTATGTAGTTCCTTACTGTAGTCACCTGTGTTCAGCTCCAGATCAGACAGGTACTCAAGGTCATGGGGCGGGTGCTCCCATAGAAGGTGGTGCATAAGCATTGTATCGAAGAGGAATCCCTTAACCTCAATGCCACAATGCTTACGCAACACACACATGTCGTACTTAATGTTGTGCGCTACCTTGGGGATGTTAGCATCCTCAAAGATCACCTTCAGCAGCTTAATAATACCTTCTCTCTCGAATTGATTCCACGTAGCCTTCAGCTTCCAGTCAGTACCCTCCGGGTCATGGTTGTAGAAGGGCAGCACCGCAGAGGTAATGGTATCCTCACCGTACCCCCAGCAGAACTGCATACATATCATGGGTTCATCGGACCAAGGCAAGGCCCGTGACTCAGTGTCGAAGGAGAACATACCCTTCTCTTGGATCTGCTCGATCATCCAGGCCAAATCAACCCCGCCCTCGATCAGCTTGTACTTAGTATCCTCAGCATCCGGATTGATTAGCTCCCCCTCCACGCAGGACTTAGCCACCCTGAGATCCTTGGTGATGTTACCCTCAAGGCGAGGGTCAGGGTTCATGAACAATGCGTTCGGGTCTGTAGTTACCACCACATTGTACTCTTTGGTTAGGGTATCGTCATGAGGAAAAGTACGTTTGAAGATCTGACCATGAAGCTTGTAGATACCACCCTCACCCATGAGGTTGAAGGCACGGAGGGTAGCAGCACCCATGAGTACCACCACATCAGGGTCCACTGCCCTCAGCTCATCAGCGAGGTGGCCCATGCATGCCTTCACCTCTCCCACCGCAGCTGGGCGCTTGGGAGGGCAGCACTTGACCAGCCCCGTGACGTATACGTCAGCGGTAGAGATGGTAGCTAGGGCCAGGAGATCCTTCAGCTTGTCCAGATTTCTCCCGTTCCCCACTGTCTGACGGTCCATATTGTCTGGTGCCTTGCATATCACCATGATCTTGTGCTTATTCGGAGCGTCAGGAGTGGGTGTAGGACACGCAGCAAGCTCCTCTCCTGCGACCTGTACAAACTTGGTCAGCGACCCCAACTTGCATGCCGGTTGGCCCGCACAAGCGATCTTACAGCTCTCCATCCTTCTCCTTTTTACGTAGCTCATGCCGAACGTGGAGCCCCATGACAAACCGAAGGACTTTACGGATACACTTAAGCTTAACTATAGTATAACAAGTGTGTAGGTCTTCTCTAAGACTCACGGATCTTTGCCTCCTGTATTGCCACCGCCCACTCGATGAATCCCTCATCAGTACAACAGCCCCCACACCCACACTTACAAAACTCCGGGTCAGGAATGATAGAACAACAGGTACACTCTTTGTCTTCAGCTTCCAAGGAGATCTCCTATGTCATGCATATAATCCCACGACTCCTCTTCCATAGGTCCCCAGATAGCCATCGCGTACTCATCAGCTGCATCCTGCAGCTCATCCTCAATGTTAAATTTGAGTGCCTCTTGGATACACTCAGAGGTATGGTCCGGTTCCAGCAGGCACCATACTGCCACGATACTATCAGGTGGAATCTTGTTGCAGCTGCACCTCCAGTTAGGGGTGATAGGCCTGTCATCATACCACGAACAAGTTTGGTACGTGGCGAAGTCTAGATCCTCCTTAAACCTTGGATCACATAGGTGCCATAGCTCATGAGGTGCTCCCTTATCTAGAGCATCAGCTATAATAAACCAGCGCCCACGGTTAAGCTTGATCGGCCCATACTGCTCAGCTATTTTATCTTTAATCTTCTGGTCCATTACTTTATCCTGTGATAATCATCATTAAATGCCGTGATCCGGAAGGACATCCTTCTTCGCCACGATGAAAGGTCCTTCACCAAACCCATACTGCTCATCGAAGTGAGCCAGCACGTACCCTTCCATAGCCTGAGTGATGACGATGCTGTAGTACGCACCCATCGTTGCACACAGATGGTTCTCATAGAGCAGCTCACCTGCGATGGCATCCTCTTCGTTCATCCTAGCCCCACCCTTCTCGTAAGCATCAAGCTCATTCACCAACCGCTGCCATGTAATGAGCAGCTGAACGGAGGTGACGTGGAGGTCAGGTGAGAAGCATATCTCAGCCCCATCCACGATAACACCTGTGTCTATCGTGTAGGGCTTGTACTCCTGAGCAGTAGCCAGCTCACAGAAGATGAAGAGGGCAGCGATCAAACCAACCAGCAACATCCATGACTCAGCTGAAACCCTAGGCTTTCTGTGTGCGCCCAGCCTGCTTCCGTTTTGTCGATCTTCCATATTCTTTCTCCTTCTTGTCAACGTAGTGTTCACACTTATCACAGGGTATATGGTTACACCCATCGCTTGTTGGATCACCAGGGCATTCCTTCTTCCCCGGCCAGTAGTGCCGCCCGCATTGGCAGCAGATGGTCATCGCTCATCTCCTGAGATGAGTAGTAGTAAGGCCCACAAGATCAGCAGCCAACTCATAGGTACTGTCCCACCTCCTTCTTCTCTGCTTTCGGTACCCACCCATCCTCACGGGCCATCCTGTAGATCTCGGCCAAGGTAGTGGGCTTTCTAAGCGTCAGTGCTTTTCCTTTAACCATATTAGAATAGAGAGCCGACGCATCCTTAGGGTTGAAGGCTTCAAGCTTGATGTGCTGACACATGCGGCCCGGCCGCACCACAGCAGGGTCCAGATCAAGCAGCTCAGCGTTGGTGGTAGCCAGTATCCTGATGTCCAACAGGTCACCAAGCAGGCCATCACCAAGGTTCAAGAGTCCACTCAGCTCAGCCACACCCCCGTTCTTCCTATGAGACAGGGCAATGTCCGAGTCTTCAAGGATGAAGGTGATGGGCTTAGGATCATCAGTGTCCACGCACTGAAGGATGACGGGGAGAATAGCAGGCCCCGACAGCTCAGCGATCATGTGTGCCCCAACCACAATGAAGGTGGAGTTGATGTTCGACACCAACGACCGGATCATGTAGCTCTTACCTGTACCCGGAGCCCCTTGAAGTAGGATGAGCCTACCGCAGGGATCCTTGGAGGAGAGACACTCAGTGATATGCTTGTAGCCTTCAATAGCTTCCTTACTGTAGTTGGCCACAACGAGGTCATGGTTAATCTTACCAACAGATCGTAGGCTCAGCCCGTTATGCCCACTCATGAGAGCGAAGACAAAGTTAGAAGGCTTCTTCATGTCAATAAAAGTGCTGACAATCTCCTTCAGCTTGTCGTATACAGCAGGGGTAGCCGTGATCCCTCTGATCTGAATGTCACGATCCTCACCTCCGTTGAAGTAGATCCTAATATAGGTTGAGGCATCGGTGTACTCATTGTAGTAAGTCTTATCTACAACGTTTTCCTGCTTGAGGACAGGATCTCCCATGACCTTAACCAATTCCTCATTGATCTTGACAGCGTCACCATACCCATCAGCCTCAAACCTATGCAAGAGGGTATCAGTTGCACCTCTAGCGTGCTCCATGGTATTGAAATAGGCAAGAGCATCCTCAGTACCATAGGAGTCAACCCCATAGGTTGCTATATCACTTAGCTTTTTTACTATGCTCATTCCATCATCTCCTGTATCTCATCCAAGGTGTAGTCATCCGGCTGACCTTTAATCTCTATCACCTTGCACGCTATCCCTAAGTCCCTTAGTTTACGCACCGCTTTCTCACTGGCAACCCCTGTCCCCTCATCCCACAAGAAGGTCACCCTCTTGATCTTGCTGTGTTGTATCTTGTAGATGTGCTCGTCACTCAGGTGTGACCCGAACGTAGCGGTAGCATGTAGGTGACGCAACCACATAGAAACAAACGTGTTCTCTACCAGTACCAGATCCTCCCACAGCTTACACTCCTCCCAACCCAGGAAGTAATGAGTGATGGGGTGGCCTGAAGCATACCGATAAGGCTTCGGCCCTGCATCGAACCAATCCAAAGGTGCCTTGCTCTTGTCCACTCGTCGGCTGTTGTACTGGCGTAGCTCACCATCCTCATACACTGGCACGTACAATCGCTTGTCATCCTGATGGATCTTGAACTGCTGGATGTGATCCCAACCCACACCTCTGAAGGCCAGTGCATCCACGGCTAGATCGAGGTACTCGATCTGCTTGGCATCCTTGGGCAGGGTCACCGGCAGAGATACGACGGCGTTGATGTTGTCAAGAGCAGGCACATACCCTGCAAGATCAGGGACATAGCCTACCCTGTCAATCATCTCATCCATGTTGATGGTGATACGGCATGATGCCCGATGGCAGTACCCAACCCCCTTGCTCACGTTGAAGTAGAACTGGGGGTGGTCGCACTCAGGGCAGTCGAACTGTAGTTCATCACCGTTCTTCTTGTTCACGGCGAAGGCCCCGAGGAGCCACTGTGCAATGTCAGCCTTGCTATACTCAGTCACAAGCTATGCCCCATATTAAAGCCCACATCAATATGTACACCACCAGTGTAATCCCGAAGATAATCATTCGTTTTCTAACGCATCAAGCATTGCGTCTGCCTCTTCGATAGCATCCTGAATGTTAGCCAGCGGTGTTGAGTACCTACCCCCTTCACGCTGGAGGTAGATCCTCAGTGTTGCCTCAAATCGTTGCTCGCTCTTCTGGTATTCCTTTACCATTTCCTCTAGTATCTCAAGGTCACTCATTTCTCTGTCTCTTCCAGCTCGGCGATCAGTTCGTCGGCCCTCTGTACTGCGAACTTGATACTCATAGGACTGAGGGGCTTACCAAACTCATACCGCATGCAAGTAGCAAACTTCAGTGCCGCCTCGAATCGCTGCTGCTTATCCTGAAAGAACTCAGTCACCTCGAATGTCAGGTCGCTCATAGCTTAACCAACAGTAGGCCAATGATCATACCAAACTGCGCTATCTGAATCAGTTGACACAGCCAAATATCTTTCAGTGTTACGCTCATGCTATCTCCTATGTGTGGTACTTCGGGGTGGGAGGCCCACCCTTGAACTTGAAGCTGGTATTAGGTATCAGCCTACGACACGGGGCACCGCACTCCTGAGCGCAGTGCGTCGAAGCCAGACGCTTCTCTTTATCCGTATAGTAGAGGCACTCAGTCAAGGCATCATCCTTGATGGACTGCTCCACCTCTGTCTCATGCCCCTTGTCACATAGATACTCATACACCGGCATCAATATCCTGCTTGAGGAGCTTGATCCCCTCCTCTCCCCAGGTCGCACCTTCAGCCACAAGCATCGCCATTTCTTCCTCTTCATCCACGAGAGGGGCGAGGTCAACGTCACCATAGTGGTCACCGAAGTACTTACTGTTTAGCAGAATGACATCCGACATGCGAGGCGCACACTCCATACACACCCATGTCTTGCTGCATAGAGAAGGGTACCCTGCATAACCGCTGTAGTACTGCTTGAAGTACCACATGTTTTCATCCTTCACATCATCGGAACACTGACTGCACCTCTTATAGAACCACTTGGGTTTCTTCCAACGTATCAACTTGATGATCCTTTCCAGTTTGTCTCGCCTCATCCCAGTCTATCCTTCGCATCGTTGTAAGTATCCCACAGGTAGTCAGGCTTAACCTCGTGGTCATCCTGAACGTGCATCTTATCCATAGGGTTAAGCTCCATGCCCTTGTACACACACTGTATATCTCCTGGGTACTTGGCGTTGTGCTTCTGTGCGAACACACGCCACTCAAGCATGAGGCTGGCTCTCTCCTCAAGCCAAGGCTCTGTCATTCTTAGTGCCCATTCCTTGAATCTCCACATCATTTGGTATCCTCCAGTGCTTGCTTGCATATCTTCATCTCATCGTACAGCTTGCTGTACTCCATGTCGGGTCCGTCATCAGGCACCCGGCGGTCGATGTACTTATCCATCCTATTGAGCAGATCATCAAGGCAACCACGAAGGATGATGATTACGTACTCATCTCTGTACTTATGGCTCATGTCTGTCTCCTAAACCTAGTAGCCCCTCATACTGAGCGTCATGACGCACCCAGTAGAGGGGCCGGTCCAGCAGCACAGTGTACTTAGCTGCTGGTAGTAGTGTTCCCCGGAGTTAGATAGCTGGTTAGCTTGCCGCCAATACATCAGCCCCCCAGGGGATTTTGTCCTGGCGTGCTTTCGCTCAGTCCCAAGACAATATATGTAGAACAAACATCTACAAAGAAAAGATCTGAAAGATCTCGTTCCTCCTGCTGTTGATGTCTTTGATGTTCTCATTACTCTTATTCTTCTTTACCTTTCAGTGTGCCCTCTGGGCGTGTTGAACCGGTTTTTACTCTTTCAGAGTGGCAGGGGTAGTTAATCCCTTTCTCTAGGCAGAGCGGTGCTTCGGCACGATAGACCTCTCGATGCATTGAACGTTCCTCCCTATGTTCAGGTGTATGTGAGAGGGTACCTGACTAAAGGCCCCCTCTCATGCTCCTATTATAGCTTTTTCTTTCGGTGCGTGCAACCATATCACCGATTATTCTTAGCCTGCCGCCTCTTCTGTTCCTCTCGTGGTGTGATCGCCTCCTTCTTGTCGATGTCATCAACCTCGCAAGTCTCCTTAATGTATTCGTTATTCGTAATTGACATCTTGCTGAGGTCACACTCAAGAAACACTGAGCGCTTGGATCTTTTAGCGAACCGTTGCTTCAGATCCACCAGTTCCATGATGATCTTCTCATCAGGCAGCTCCTCTTGCCGCATCCCAATGATGCAGGCACATTCCTGAAGATGCTTGACCGAACCCTGAGCCATGTCCAACCCAAGCGGCAGCTTCCTCTTCGTATCCTTGGCGTACCCACTCCTATTAGTCTGAGCAGCAGTCCACACCAGTATGTTGTGGCGCTTGGCGAAGCGGGAGAGATCACGGCTGATGGCACCCAGCCAATCCCATGTACGATCCCTGCTGTACCCGCTGTCAACAGGCTTCATGCGCTCGATGAAGTCAAGCACCAGTACATCAGGCTTCCACCCAATCAGGTTGACCCACTTCATCATCTCTGCTTCGAGGTCATCAACACTCACCTCACGGTTGACCTCAGTAAGTCGGAGCCTCTGATCCAGCCCTCCCTTCCAGTGCCTATCCAACCCCTCATAGGCACACGCAGGCTCATCAATGATGTCCTGTACCTTGGTGCCTGTGATGCGGGACAGCATTCTCTCTGTCTGCTCTTCCAGCGACAGCTCATTGGTGACCATCCACACCCTACGCTGCTCAATCGTGGCCATCTTGTGCGCCATGACCACCAGCATACTGGACTTACCATCCCCCGTGGGGGCCATTATGATACCTAGCTGCTTGGTCCGTAGCCCTCCACCTGTCCACTTGTCTATCGTGTGGATGCCACAAGGGATACGAATAAGCTCAGGCTGATAACCATGAACGTCAATGAGGTTATCAATGGCCTCCTTTACATCCATCGTCCTATCCTCGGACAGTACACCATGCTTATTAAAGAATGAGTGTAATGTTTTAAGCACATCACTACCCTTCAGGTCGGCCTGCTTAGCCAGGAATGCTTGGCTGTTCGTCAGCTCTTGGAAGTCACGCACTACACCTGTATCTCTCGCCTGGTCCAATGTGTAGATCATGCGAGAGTTGTCAGGTATCTCAGTGATGAGGCTATCCAAAGCATCCTTGTACCTGAGGTTGTATGCCGCCTCATCCTTGTCCTTGAACACCTCATGTAGGGTGGGGATGGACGGCTGCTCTCCATG